ACGGGCGACTACCGGATTCTCACCGAAATCTTCAAGCAAAACGCTTAAATTTAACAAATTCAGAAAAATGGCTTTTACAGCATCATACGACAACCCCGCTTCCGACCCGCGACAAGGCGGCGGAGTCGGGAACTTCGAGGATCTGCATGACCTCATCACAATTCTGGCGCCCGAAGAAACCCCTTTCAGTTCTTTGGCGCCTAAGAACCAAGCTAAGGCTACCAACCACGAATGGACTCTGGACAAGCTCTCGGATCCAGTCAGCGATGGTGTGCTTGAAAGCGACGACGTCTCATCCTTTGACGACAAGTTCGCGGATCAACTCCGACTCGGAAATACCGTTCAAGGTTTCCGGAGAGCTTACGGAACATCTGTCGTCCAAGACGCAGTTGCTTCGGTGCAAGCAAACTACGCCAACGCGGCAGTTAAGTGCGTGCGCGAGATCAAGCGTGACCAAGAGAAAGCAGCACTGTCCGCACAGGACAAAGTTACTGGATCTGGTTCCGCCAAGTCTCTTATGCGTGGATTCAGCAAGTATATCTCAACCTCTCCGGGGTCTGATATACCTAGCGATTATGCTCCCGCTGCGGCTCAAACCATCACAGGAGCAATCACTGAGGCTAACCTCAACGCAATGCTTGCATCGATGTATAACACCTCAGGAGCACTGTCCAATGTGACGATGATAGCCGACTCAAACGTGCGTCTTTCAGTTGCCAACTTCATGGCTACCAACGGCAGCACAGACAAGCGGCGTTACAACGTGCCTGGCACTGGTCGCGAAGTATCGCTGGCAGTAGACGTGTTCAATTCGGACTTTGGGTCTGTCAACATCGTGTCTTCAAACAGCGCATGTTCGCCTGATTCGACAAATCTGGACACTGCGCAGTTGGTCAACTTCGACTACATCGGGATGGCTACCCTTATTCCTCTGGCTCAGACCGAGTTGGAAGATGCTGGAGCGGGTCGCAGAGGTTTCTGCCAGATGTGGTCTACGCTGGAGATGTTCCACCCACAGGCGCACGGCAGCTACTCACTTGCTTAATGATAATTAGAAAGGAGACAAAATGAGCTTACTTACAAAACTTACCAATCAAGCATCCGCTGCCGGATTCACTCACAAGTTTGCGGTTACGCACGAAGACTTGACCGAGACATCAGACCGCACAGGGCAAACCCTGACGGTGCCAGTCAGCGCAGGACAAATCGTTACCCACGTCAGTTACAAACTGGTAACCGCTTTCAACGATAGCGGCGGCGGTGATGAACTCGACGTGGAAGTCGGCGACGGAGCAGATCCAGACGGATACTTGGATAATACCCAAGGAGACATCCACACCGACCAGACACCTGCTTCATACGGGCACGGTCTGGGGGACCTAGTCGCTGCTGGTGGAAAGGTCTACACCGGAGCGGACACACTTGATTTCACGTTTTTTCCTGATCGTGCAAATAACACGCCCTACAACTTGGCAGAACTGAATGCCGGGGAGATTCACTTCTACCTGCGCATCCTTGATATGTCAGAGCAAACCTAGTTTTGGTTCGTCCAACCAAGGCCCCGCCCGCCAACCCTGCTGTCAGAGCGGCGGGCGGGGCTCTTTTTCTCAATGGAGATAATTGAAGAAACCACCCGGGCATTAGAGCGCGAGATCCGCACTGGTGCCCGGCTTCTTGAGGCAAGAGAGCGCGTTATCAACCAGCAAGCCGCTGCGCAGGCGCGGGGCTACAAGGAGGACGTCCGCTTCAAGAAACAACGCGCAATGCAGCACATCGCGAGCATACCCGCGAAAGAGTTTTTTGCCTTTGCGGCTAACCCAAAATATCGGGGATGCTGGCAGGACAAAGAGTTTATGCGCGATTATCTCAAACGAAATCCTCACTTGCGCAGTAACAAGTAGTGAGCCAAACCGTTGCATATTCAGAGACGCTTGCGCTTGTCGAAGCGTTGCTTGGTGCAGACCTAATTAGTCTGGAAAAAACGCGAGTCCGTACGCTTATTAACTCGCGGGCTCACTTTGCTTACCGCGAATCGGACCTCTGGGATCCCTTCCTGGTGACTGCTGAAGAGCGGATCGTGAATGATGCGGATCCGACACAAGTATTTGTTCCTTACGTTGGCACCACCTCTTCGACAACAGATGTCACGAACATTCAAAAAGGCGACATCGACACTGTCCTTCGCGCCCACAACGCAAACCCGTTTGCGGTCAAAAGCGTCCTTGAATACGAGGTTATGGCAACCTCAAACGGAATCGAGCTGCCAGGATACAAAGTTACGTATGGAGCTTCGCAAGTGCCTTTGACATGGGCGTCCGGCTTTGGATCCGCTCTTTTGACCTTAACGAACAAAACTGACGCAATAGTTGGCGGGACAATAAAGGTCGAGGGAGTTGTAACTAATTCCGCAACGGCTAACGAATCGTGTAACGACACATTCACTCTTACCGCTGTAAGCCAGGCAGACACTTCGCCAGAAGCACATTTAGCAGTTGTCGGACACGCTTTTTCAATCACGGCAAACGGCACTGATTTTACAAATGCCAAGGTTTCATTTCCGGTCGTTTTTTTGACTTATAAGCGGCGCCTTACGGAAACCTATGGCGACCTTGCCGGGGATACAAACCTGCCGCGCGAGTGGCATGAATACTGCGCCCTTGGGACAGTCGCTGATATGCTGCAAGCAGATGGGTTTTCTGAAAAAAGCGCAGCAATGGAGGCCAAGGCTTTCGCTGCACTGCAAAGGGAACTTGAGAGAGTTGACCGAAACAGAGCCGATCAATTTGTAAACCATCGTGTGCGAACGCACGCCACAAACCAGTCAAGATAATGCCAGGAATGAGTTACGGGATGGGGCCAAAACGCCCTAACAAAAAAAAGAAAACCGCCAAAAAGGCAGGAATGAGAATGGGCATGAAGCGCCCTAAGCGCAAAATGCGCGGTGGTAGGTAATTTAACACTTTAGATCATGGGACAAGGAGCAACAGCGTACTCGCTCACAGGCGGAAATGGTGGAGTCGTGATTACCACGACCGACACAACGACGGGCGATTTTCAATCCATTACTGTTGTCGGCGACGCCCCTGCGGTGATCAGCGCAACAGGCACGGTCAGCAACCTGACCGGCTTTTCCTCTGATATGATACTATCAGCGGGGCAGACTTTGGTCGGACGTTTTTCGGCTATTAAATTAGCTTCCGGGGAAGTGGTTGCCCACAATCTTTAATGAATGCGAGCCGATCTCCAGCGCCTTCTCCGCTCGCCCCTTGAGAGCGCTGTTCTCCAGGACGGCGACACACAATTCACGGGTCTAGTTTCAAGACTTCGCCCGTCCCAATTGAAGCCCGGGCAGGTCTCGGTGGCTCAGAATATCCGCTTTGATGAAGCGGGAGCGGCAAAGGTTCGCGAAGGATTCAGAAGCATGAGCGGCGCTCTTACGACTGCCGCAGTTGTCCCTTATATTCGTAAAACAGCAGGGACGTCAGCGTTGGTGCTTATTGGCACCACAACCGCTCATTGCACCGGCGCAGACCAAGGCGGCGGAAGGATCCGCATCACCACTAAAAACAGTGGGGGCGTTGCTATTGCGCACGGCATCCCGGCAACTGGCGGCATGGTAAACCTTGCTAGTTTTACAGGGGGCACCGGCACTCTCAATGGCAATCAAGAGGCAACATTCGTATCCTCAACCACGTTTGACGTGACGGTCGCAGGAGTCAGTGGAGCATGGACCGGCGGGATTGTAGGGGCCATAAAGCTCACAGGTGGACTAAAGACAGTTCATGGGGCGTGTCGGTTTTCTGATCCTACTGCTTCAAATGACGAATCAATAATTATTGCCCTGAACGAAAAGGCGGTGGCAGTAAAGTTGTCAACCCTTGCAACGACCGATATTGCCTACCCTGTAGGAGAAACGGTCAATCAAACCGCAGACCTGCAACAAGAGTTTGGCAAGGTGGTATTACGACGGGAGGGTAAAACTACGCTGCTTTTTGATTCTCAAGACGGCGCTACAGGATTTACAGGCACGCCTGCTTTTACAAAGGTCGCGACCGGGGCAAAGACTCAAGCTGTAGAACTTTCAGACTCAGTTTCCGTTGGCACCGACGGCAAGGTGCTCTTCACAATGGCAAGTCCGCACGGGTTGGAAACCGGCGATCGAGTTGTGGTTGTTGACGCAGGCTCGAGCGGGTTGACCGTCGGCAGCAGTTTTAGAATTACGAAAGTCACGGCAAACAAATTCGAGTTCTTTGCGAGTGTCAAAGCAGCAGGCGCCAGCACCGTTATTGTCCGCAAAAACGTAAGTTTGGGAGGAGGATTTATTAACGCTCCCGCAGCAGCGTTTGGTAAGTTGGCAGGGCAACGTGTTTTTGTGCCTTTCACTCACGACTCTGCGGCAAGTCCATCTGCTCGGTCGCCCCAGGTCCGGGATGAAATTATTGCGTCTGACATTTTTGACAATCAGACCTTTGACCCAATCTTAAACAGCTTCCGCCTGAATGCAGGAGCAGCGGATCACATTGTCGGAATGCACCCGTTTGGCGATGACTCTCTAGTGGTATTTAACCGAAACAGCATCCATCGTTTGATTGGAGTTTCAGGTTCTCTTCTCGACGTGTCTTCACACGTTCTGACTGACGAACTAGGATGCCTTGCGCGGAAATCTATCGTTTATCATGCAGGGGCGTTTTTGTTTTTGTCTGACGACGGGGTCATGGGGTTGACCTTCCAAGACGCTCTAAACCTGCGCGGCACGGATGTTCCGCTATCAGAG